CCAATCGGCATCCTGTCCGACGTGCATGTGCCGTATCACTCTGAGGTCGCCGTGGCTGCCGCAGTCGGTCACCTGAAGGACCAGAACCTGTCGGGCTTGTTGCTCAACGGCGACATAGCCGACTTCTACGCGATCAGCCGGTACATGAAAGACCCGGCCTACCGGGACTTCAAGGGCGAGCTCGAGGCGGTGCGTGGGTTCCTTGGCTGGCTGCGGCAGGAGTTCCCCGACATCCCGATCGTCTACAAAACTGGAAATCATGAAGACAGGTGGTCCGCGTGGCTTTGGCAGCACGCCGCCGAGATCAGCGACGACCGACGCATGAGCCTGACGGCGTGGCTCGACCTAGACAAACTCGACATCGAACTCGTCGATGATCAGCGGCCGGTCATGCTGGGGAAGTTGCCCGTGCTGCACGGCCATGAACTGCCAAAGGGGATGGCGGCTCCGGTCAACGTCGCTCGCGGTGCGTGGATGCGGACGCTCTCGACGTGCCTAGTGGGACATTCCCACCGGACCAGCAACCACGCCGAGAGCGACATGTGGCACCACGAAACGGCGTGCTGGAGCACGGGATGCCTGTGCGACCTGCGGCCCGACTACGCGGTCATCAACCGCTGGAACCACGGATTCGCCGTGGCGACCGTCCACAAGGGCGGGCAGTTCGACGTGCACAACTACCGGGTGATGGGTGACGGCACGGTGCGGTCGGCTTGACCACGGGCATAGGCTGCGGAATCACCCCGAGGGACCAAGCATGACGACCACGACACTCGACGAATCCAACGCCGCACTACGGGCAGCCGTCCGCGAGCGGCTCGACGCCACGCCAAAGGATGACCACAAGGTGGCGCCGCGGGCGACAGAACCTAGGCACATTGTCGCAAGTACCGAGGAAACGCAACACGACGAGACGATGAAGGCCGCAGCGGAGCACATCGAGGCCGCCCGCGAGTCCTACTCGCTGCGTGGCGACTCGGTCCTGAGCGACACCTACGCCGAGTGGGAACCGGGGTTCCGCTCTGTCACGCCGGCAGAGCAGACGCTGCGGGACGCCATTGCCACGATCCGAGACCGGCACACGAAGTACGGGCCGCCAACGGAGCACTTCGCCAGGACGGCGTCGCTCGTCAACGCAGCGTTCGGCACGACGTTCACCGCGGCGGACTGGGCTCTCGTCATGGTGCTCGACAAGATCGCTCGCCAACTGGGCACGGGCCAAGCGACCGACGACGCGGCAATCGACATCGCGGGGTACGCGGCCTGCCACCAGGAGTGCCGACGTGCCTGAGCCACTCACCGACGCCTACCTCCAGCAGTGCGAGCAGGACGCCCGCCGGTTCAGCGGTGCGTACACGGGCACCTCGGGCACGCTCGCAGCTCACGTCATGCGGCTGCTCGCGGAGTTGAGCCGGGTCAAGGGGACGCTCGCCGTTGAGCGAGCGAGGCGTGAACAGCACACCTGCCGCTGGGGCGACGACCCGAGTGGGCCTTACGTCTCGGACGAATTCCTCGGCGGCCTGCGAGCTGATGGCAACGAGTGCTGGCCGGATAGATGAGGGGGCAAGACGCATGATCGCTCTGTACGTCCTCTCGGCGTGGCTCGCCGCCGACGTTGCCACGGGCATCGTCCATTGGTGGGAGGACCGCTATGGCGACCCCGCGTGGCCGGTGCTGGGGCGGCACGTCGTCGCACCGAACATCCGGCACCACTCCGAGCCGCGGGCTTTTCTTGCTGGCGGCTACTGGCAACGCAACTGGACTACGATCCTGCCCGCGGCCGCCGTATCGCTCGTCGCCCTGGCGGCGGGGCAGCACTGGCTCGCCATGGTTGCTACGTTCTCCAGCCAGGCCAACGAGATACACGGCTGGGCACACCAGCGATGCTCACGCCCGATACGGGGGCTCCAGTTGATCGGACTGCTGTCGTCGCCAGACGGGCATGCGGTCCACCACCGATCGCCGTACAACACAGACTTCTGCGTTATGAGCGACTTGATGAATCCGGTGCTTTCGGCGGTCGGATTCTGGCGCCGGCTCGAGCAAGTCGCGGGCTTGGCCGGCGTGCATCCGAGAGCCGAACGGGAGACTGCTTGACCGGGCGGCGGGTTGAGTGCGACGACGTGTCCTCCTCCACGTTGCCGCCTCCCCGCTTGCTCGGTCGGCTAGTGCTTCCTCTTTCTCTTCCACCGTGCTGCCGCTCCGGCCTCTGCCTGCTCGCCGATGTCCGGGTTGCCCGGCGTCATCTCCGGTGCCTCGACCCGCAGCAGCCGCGACAGCGACAGTCGGATCGCGTCGCTCGGCGTGGTGCCGTGCTTCTTGCAGTACGCCGCCAACGGCTCCGCGAGCGAGCCGAGGCGAAAGGTGATGCGGTCGTTCATGGGAGGATCAGTATCGATCCCTCCTTTCGATCTCGTCCTGCACCAACCCCTGAAAGCCCCAGTCGTACTGGAACATAACGCGAGCGACAACGCTCGCAGCCGACTCGCCCTCCTTCCGATACTGAGCCACGATGTTCGCGGCCGAGGCGATCATTTCGAAGCTGTACTTGGTGGCGTTCATCTTTGCGTCTCCCGGTTTGAGGCTTGCGGCTCGTTGCCGCGTCATGCCCTAAGTATACCTAACGTCGGACGGAAGGCAAGCCCTAATCCAGAAAAATCGGTTTCCCGGCTTTTCCGGGAAAATATGGGGATTTCGGCTCCCATCAAACAGTTGGCATCACGAGATCGGGCGGCCTGGCGGGCTCCTACGCTGCCGGCCTACCACCGTCCTGCGGCGGCCCTTCGAGGTCCAGCGGTGGCAGGAAGTCGAGCCCCCTGTGCGTCTCCGTGATCCGCGGATCGAGGTAGTGGCCCCTCGTCATCGCCGGATCGGCGTGGCCGAGGTGTGCCGTGGCATCCCCCCCGGCAGCGGCGACGTAGGAGGCCGAGGATTTGCGGATCGCATGGAAGGCCCGCGAGGGCACGCCTGCCGTCTGGCAGAGCAACCGCATGCTGGCGTAGTGCGACAGCGGATGGCCCGTCCTGGGCCACACTAAGGCGTCTGGCGGGCCTCGCCGGGTTTCCAGCTCAGCGGACAGGGCAGCGGTGATCGGGGCAACAAGGTCACGCTCCTTCCCCTTGCGGGTCTCGGCGAGGAATACGAGTCGTCCCTGCGACGTGTCCACTTCGCGCCACCGCAGGTCGAGCAGGGCACCTATCCGCTCGCCTGTCTGCCATGCGGCCTGGATGAGCGTGCTCCACCACCAAGCCGACGGCACGCCGGACATTGCCCCTCGGCGGGCTTTGGCGGCTCGGACCAGGCGGCTCATTTCGTCCAGCGTGTAGGCGGTCGGCGTCCGCTTCACCCGCTTCTGGCGTGGCAGGCCCGGCCACTCGCCAGGGTGCAACTTCTTCTTGCAGGCCCAGGTCCAGATCGCCAGCAGTTGTGAGCGGTCTTTGGCCACGGTGTGCGGGCTGACGACGCGCCCCCGGCAGGGGTTGGTCGCCCGCCACCGCAGGAACTTGGACACGGCCACGTCCTCCAGATCCGTAATCAGCGGCTCGCGGCCGAGGAACTCTGCGAACTTGTCGATCGTGTGCGAATAGAGCGTCATCGACCGATCGGACAGATTCATGAGCAATCCGTACCGCTCCAGCAGTTCTCGCATCGTCATCGGGCACCTCCTTCCCCCATAGTGTACAGATGTTTAACGGAGCCCTCTCCGTTGAAACTTCCCCCGCCAGTCGATCCTACGGAGGGTCGGCTGGCCGGGGCAAGTTGGGTGGTCTGGAGGTGCGGATTGGTTGACTAACTACCGCTTGGGCGTAGTATTGGGGCAATGATCGCAATGGCACAGAAAATCGACGGCGGCGAATACCTCACCGTGGCGGAAGCCGTAGACGTGATGGGCTGCACCGAGGGCTGGATCCGCCATCTCCTCGGCGAAGGCAAGCTGCTTGGTGCTCGACGCTTTGGAAAGCGGGTCTGGCTCATCCCGGTGCAGGCCGCCAAGGCCGCCACTGCGGACCTCAGCACCCGGTCGGTCGGCAAGAAGCACCTCGCCAAGCGGCCGGCGTCCAGCCGGGCCAAGCCGAAGAAGGCCGCCGCTCGCCGGAAGTAGCGTTTTCCCCGGCGAAACCGCACCTAAAAAAATCTTTGCTCACCCCCTTGCAACCCAACTGACGATAGCCTAGAGTACGTCAGTCGGGCGCATGAGACCTGACGAGCCGCCAGCCGGGAGACGAACGATGAAGCACCTTCGGACGATCACCGACATGCAGCCTGGCGAGTGCCGCTGGGTCGGCCGGCAAGGCCTGCACGTCTACTGCCACGGCAGCGAGGTAGACGGCAAGTACCGCCCCGACGTGCGTGTCTACAAGCTCTGGACCATCGACAGCATCGGCAGCGTGTGGGACGCGGCCGGCTGGGCCACGGCGGCAGAAGTCGCCACCCTCGTCGCAAAGGAGACGGCAAATGACCAGTGACCTTCACGCACTCGCCACGCTCGGATGCCAGTTCGTGCAGCTGGCCAGCAACGGAAAGCGGCCCCTCGGCAACGCCTGGCACACGCTCGCCTCGAGCATCGCCGACGTGATCGACGGCTGGCTGTCCGCCGGCAGCAACCTCGGGCTCCTGCTGGGTACTGGCAACATCATCGACGTGGAGTATGACGATGAGGTCGGCCGGCTGGCACTGGCCAGGATGGGACTGCTGGACATCCGGACGCCGACCTGGGCCAGCGGTAGAGGCGAACACCGGCTGTTCCGGCTGGACGCTACGCTGCCGCCGATCGGCTGGAAGAAGGTTGGCGGGGCCGAGATCCGCATCGGCGGCAAGCCGGCCCAAAGCGTCCTGCCGCCCTCGATGCACCCAACAGGCTCGGCCTACCGCTGGCTGGTCAGCCCGTGCGACGTAGCACCGGCTGCGGTCACGCTTCGCATGCTCGGGCTGGAGGGCTGACCATGCACCGGATTTCAAACCT